TGTCGACCGCGCACCGTGCGAAAGGGCTGGAATGGCCTCACGTCTACGTCGACGCGACGATGGGAAGCTTCCCCTACCGCCGCAAGGTCCGCGGATCGTATGCGCCCGCACAAAACATCGAGGATGAGTGTCGGCTTTTCTACGTCGCCTGCACCCGTGCCCGTGACGCGTTGACGCTCGCGTATGACGGGACGATCGGGCCGTGCGATTTCGCCGACGAGTTCCTGCCCGCGCAGGTCGACCTAGCGGAGCGTACCCGCGTGCGGTAGGTTGCCGTATGCTTTCCGCACGCCGACACTACCGCCGCAACCCCGACCGCGCTGGGGTGGTGCGCCATCTGGTGCGGACGTGCGGATTTGACAGCAAAGACGCTGAAAAGCTGGTCCCCAAGTACGCCAAGGGGGGCACGTCGCGCCGCGCGCTGTCGGAAGCCGACCTCGACGTGTACCGGCGCGCCGTCAAGCGCACGGTCGCCGACCCGGTCGCGGCGTGTGTGCTCCTGCTCCTCCCCCGTACTGGGTTACGGATCGCCGAGATCACCCGGCTTCAGCACCGTAACGTCGTGACCGAGGGCAACCGGATCGGGTTCCGGTTCGTCGGTAAGGGCCAAAAAGAGCGATTCGTACCCCTCACCCGGAAGGCGCTGGCGATCCTCACGCGATACCCCGGCCGTACCGGCGCGGGTACGCCGTGGCTGTTTCCAAACGCCCGTGGGACCGGGCCGATCCCGGCGGCGCGCATCCAGTCCTTGTGCCGGGAGCTTGCCGCCGCCGAGCCGCACCTTGTCGGGCTGACGCCGCACGTCCTACGCCACACCTACGCGTCGATGGGCCTACAACGCTGCCAAGACATGATCGCGCTCCGCGATTCGTTGGGGCACGGGAAGGCGAACAGTAAGAAACTGCCGGCGGTCACCCTGACGTATCTGCACCCTGACATTTTGGACCCGTACTAGCCTCGCCCGCACCCGTCGCGCGTGGTAACCTGCGTGCGACTACGGGGGTAGCAGGTGACACCAGAACTGATCGCGCGGTATTGCAAGGTTCGGACGCTGGCCGAACGTGGGGCGACGGACGGGGAACGCACCGCGGCGGCGACGATCGCCGCGCGTATGGAGGCGGAACACCCCGGCTTGACCGCCCATTGGCCCCCGCGCAACGTGGGCGGCGTCGGTGCCAGCGCGGGTACCGCCGAGCAGCGCAAACAAGCGTGGTGGCAGCAGATCGACCCCGCGTTCGTCCGCGAGGTCGTGACCGCCGCCGCGGGTGCGATGGGCGCGGCGTATGAACGCTTCAGCGCCGGGCTCGACACGGACGGCGACGAGCCGAGCATCGAAGACCCCGAGGTCCGCGCGTTCGTGGAGGATGGCGCGTCCTACGACGTGCGCGAAGATCGAAGCGGCGGCGTCAAGATCGTGATCAAGCTAACCCCGGCGATGGTCGCGGCTTTGCACGATTCCGACGACATTGAATGGCTCGACGCGGTCGCCGATATGCTGGGTGGCGACGTGGTCGACGTATTCGCGGCGGTCTTCGTCGGTGACGGCGAGGATTTGGACGAGGGCTAGGGCGTCGGTGCGGGCTGGGTCGGCGCCGCCGCGGGCTGGATCGTCGCGTCCGGCTTCGTCGGCGCTTCGGCGCGCGGTGCGAACCCGTAGACCAGCCCGGCGATGGTGCCAACAAGGCCGATGATCGCGAGCGTGACCTTGCCGGTCGTCTCGATCCGGTAGCGTACCGTCGCTTGTTCTTCGGCGCGGCTCGCTGCGATGGCGTCGCGGGTCTGGGTGGCGACCCGTTCGACCGCCCCCTCGACCGTCCGCGACACGTCGGCGCGCAGCCCGTCAAGCTGCGTGCGGAAGGCGTACATATCTGTTTTCAGCCCGTTGAACTCGGCTTTCAAGTCGTCATGCCGATCGGTGTCGCGCTTGTCATGCGCGGCGACCTCGGTGGTGAGCGTCGCGACGGCGACGCGCACGTCGGCGACCTCGCCGTGTAATTTCTGTACGTTGTCCTCGACCCGGATCATGCGCGCCGCCAAGTCATCGGTGAGAGCCATAGTTAGACCTGTGTTTTGCCCGTCGTCGGGTGGTTTCACGCGTGCAGGGCTGGATCGTGTCATAGGTCCGAGCATACCGCGTCCCGGTGCGCCGATCCCGCGCGCCGCGTGCTACGCGCACGGGCGCGACCGTTCGGTCTGGCTACGGGCCGCGCGCTAACGCGGAAGGTGCGCCGGGCGCGGGGAGCGCCCGTAGCGCGTCGATTGCACGTCGTCCGCGTCGTAGCGGATCGCGCGTCCGAACACGCGGCGCGCGACCTCGTCGGCGCGGCGTTCGGTGTGCTCTGGCGCGTCGAGGTAGCCGGCAACGAACAAGAGCGCGTGGCCTAGCTCATGGCGCAGAACGCCCTCGATCCGGTCATCGGGCGCCGCCTCCAGCCGCGGCGCGACCGAGATCCGTAGCGGCGCCGATTCGCAGTAGGCGAAGCTCCGGGCGGTGGGGTAGTCGTCGGGATGGCCGACGCGGAGCCGGATCGGCCCCGCCAGCACGCCCGCACGTCGCGCGTCGCGCACAAGGCGCCGGAAGACCTCGCGACAGCGGGGTATCGGTGTCGCCGGCCCGGCCCTCACGCGTCCATCCGGGCGAGCGCATCCGCGACCTCGCCGATCGTGGGATGGAGGTACCGCGCTGTGGTTGCCATGCTTTCGTGACCGACAAGCTCTTGTAGTGCTTTCACGTCCATAACCTTTATCGCGTTCGTGCAGAACGTGTGTCGCAAGACGTGAGGGGATAACCCGTCAAGGTCGGTGCGGCCGGTCTGCTTTCTGTACCGCGTACGGAGCGAGATGCACGCGTGGCGCACCGCCGACGTGTCGAGAGGCTGTGACCCATAGCCGGGGAAGACCCAGACATCGCCGCCGGCGCGCTTGTTCTCCGCGCGCCACGCGTCAAGGATCGCCGCGGTCTGGGGTGTCAGGGGAACGAACCGCTCTTTTTCGCGCTTGCCGACGATGCGGAACCCGTCGCGGTCGTCTTGGATCTCGCGCTGGTCCCACCGCAACCCGCACGCCTCCGAGATCCGAAACCCCGTGCGGGGCAGGATTTGCAGCAGCGTCCGAACGGAGCCGGCCGGCAACGCGTCGACCGTGGTGTAATACTCGCCGAGTTGCAGCCGACCGAGCGCCGCGCGCCGGTGTCCGGCCTTCCCGATCGCCGGCGGGAGGACCACCGCGACCTCAGCCTCCGACATCCCGAGCGCGATCAGGTGGTGCTGGATCGCGGCGCGGAACGGCAGCACGGTACCGATGGGCGCCTCGCGCAACCGTTCGTGCAGCCAGTCGACCGGGTCGACCCCTTCGGGGATTTGCCCCACCACGGACGCGTAGGTCCGCTGTGTATTCGCCGATCGTTTGAGACGATCCAGCCGGTCTAGCATCGGTGTCGTATCCACGCGCGCCCCCACGAATACACGCTAACACAACCGCCGGGCCTTCGGCCCGTCGACGGTGGAGGTTTGGCGGCCCGTAGGGCCGACAGGGCGGCGGGGTGGGGTGGAGACAGCCCCTAGCCGGTGGGGCGGCCTTCCCGTGGCGCCTACGCGCAGCGCGGGGCGGTCCCGCGTGGTGCCGTCGCCGCGGTGCGCCGTGACCCCTTGGTGGTGCCGGCTGGGCTGGGGCACATTCACGCTAATACCTATTATCGTGAATCCGTTGAAAGCACGGCGGCCCCGTGGCTTTTCGGTGGCCAGGGTATCCCAGACCCCGCCCGGCGGGCTTCGCGCGATGTTCGCGCGTCGCGCAGGTTGCGCGCGCGGGGGCGTGTGGTATACTACCTGCGTCGGTTGGGGAACCGGCGGGTCAGTGGTTAGGCGGCGCCCCGATAGTTTATGACTATCGGGGCGTTTCGCTTTCTGGGGGAGGTTACCCCTACGGGGTAAGCTGGGCGATCGTGCGCGCGCTCGCAATCGCTTCCGCGCAGCGCGCGACCGCATCACGCCCCGTAGGGGTCAGCGTCCACCGCTCGACGTGCGGCTTGTTGTTGTCGGGCTGTTCGTAGTACACGTCGGCGCTCCGCTGCCAAGCCAGAGAGCAGGAATAGTCCGGGCTTGTCGCGAAACCCCACCACCGCAGGGTATCGACCAGCCGGCGCGCCACGTCCCCGGTGCGCCAGTCGGTGCCGGTGGCGACGACGCCGAGCTTTTTACCCAGCAGCGGATACGGCTCGCCGTAGGATGCGCCTCGGTTTTCCAGCGTGTTCATCCGTTCGATGATCCGCTGGCAGAGCGCGCTATGGGATCCCCACCGCGTTGACGTCGAAAAGATGACGGTGTCCGCCCAGCGTAGCCCGTCGTAAATCACGGGCATCTGGTCTTTTCCGCCATACTTGCGCGGATCTTTCTGCGACAGCGCGTTCGCCCAGCACCGGTACGGCCCAGACTTCGGGTCTGCACAGTTCTTTTTTCCGTTCGCGTAGCACGACAGATTGTGGACGATGTGCAGCTTCGACGCGTCGATCCATTCCACATCGGCGCGCGGCGCCAGCGGCAACAGGTGGGCGATCACGTCGCGCGTGAGCGCCGCGGAGCTTGACGCCTCGATGTCGTGCGTCGACGTGTGTATCGCCAGAATGTTCATGGGGTGAACGTACCCCTACGCGGCGCGGGTGTCGAACGCAGCCCGCAGCAGCGCGTAGATCGCGCGCAACCCACCGCCGACCGCCAGTTCATGCGTCAGCATCGCGGTCAACGCCGTTTGATCGGCTTCGGTACGCTGGTCGTATTCCTGCGCCAGCAGCATCAAGAGCCGCATTTGCAGCGGTTCTATCTTGAGGTTCCGTGTCTCGTTTCGCGCGACCTCCCACCGATGCACGGTCGACGGATGCACCCCGAGCAGGTCGGATAGCTGCTTCGCCGTCAGTTTCAGCCGCGCGCGTAGGGCGCGCACATCGTTCCCGGTCATGCCTGCACCGGGGCGGCGTTGGCGGCGGCGTCGGCGAGGACGAGGTGGGCGCGGACGGGCGGCGCCAGCAGGTCACGCCGGACCACGATCCGCGCGACCGGCGGACACGCGGCCGGCAACCCGGCGCGCAGCTTTTCGGGCGCGGCCCCCTGACCGTCCGCCGCGAGGATCCGCGACGTGGGAAGGTCGAGGAACGACGATGGCACCACGGTAACCAACGTGAACACCATCACCGGCCCTTGGGCGGTGGCTTGGATCTGCCCGCCGACCTGTACGATCGGCTGCTCCAGCACCGCGAACGCGGCGGGGTCCAGCCCCGCGGCGGTGAGGCGCGCGGCCTCGTCGGCGTTCAGATCGCCGTGTATCCGTGCGGCGGGTGGTGGTGGCGTTGTCGTCGTGTCCATGCTGGCTCCTATTGCGGACCAGCATAAGCCATACCACGCGCGCCCGCAACTACGGCGCGCTTGCTACCGACGCCCGCCGCGGCCGTTGCGGCGGACGCCTTCGGGGAGCCGGCGCGGGATGCGGACGCCCAGCAGCGACGCGAGGTAGGCGGCCGGCTCGATCTCGCTCGACGCCCCGAGCAACCCGCCACCGCCAAACATGCCGCCGCCGAGGTCCGGCTCTGGCGCGCCGCCAAACATGCCGGCTTGTTTCGGGTTGTCCTGTATTGCTTGGGAGAAATACGGTTTTAGTACCTTCTGTACGCCGGTCGACGGGTCCGACAGGGTCGACCAGTTCGCGAGCCCAACGCCGAGATAGAACCCGAGCAGGTGAATGTTCGCCAGTAGCGGCTCCGCACCCGCGATCGACGTTTGCGCCGCTTCTTGCTCCAACAACGTGTGCATCATCTTTTTGCTGGGGCGTTCTTTGCGGGGCATCCGTTCCAGCCCGCGGTACAGGCGGATCGCGTCGGGGAGCACCGCCATCAGCGACCACTTCGGTTTGACGTCACCCGCGAGGATCAAGGTTTCCAAGCTGACGATCAACGGGAGCGCGGCCATCAGCGTCTCTTCGATCGCCTCGTCGCCGAACCCTTGCGCCCGGACCTCGCGCGGGAGGTACCCGACCATCACCTGCTTGATTAGCTCGACTTGCTTGTGCGCTTGGCTGTACGCGTCCCGGCGCGCGGGATCCATGCGTTCTAGCAGCGCGTTCCAAAAGCCGGGGTTCACGTCGATAAACCCGAGCCACCGGTTCGGGTTATCGCTCTTGACGTTGTCGATGTTTAGCTCGGAATCCCATTGAAACGCCGGGAGAACGCGCGGATCGGTAATCCCGAGCCCGCGGACAACGGACATCGCGCGGCCCAACGGCGTCTCGGCCGCGGCGGTCGACTCCTGCGACGCGCCGGCCAGCATGGTCGCCTCCCCGATCGACAGCGGGCGGCCGTCCGCCCGGCTGACCTCGCGCACCAGCAGGTAGCGGCGCCCCGACCGCGGATCGTCCGCCGGGGCGAGGCTCGCCCACTCGTTGTGGAGCGTCGCGAGATAATCCTCGTATCGGTCTTTCGGCGACATCAGAATCGCGATGGTGCGGCCGTTTCCGCCCAAAACGTGTAGGCGGTTCGTCCGCGGGTCGCGCCAGACCACCGGCGCGCCGAGCGTCGGATCGCTGTGCGCCCAGAGCACGCGGATCGGATCGAGACTGTTTGCGATCTTTCGGATCTTTTGCGTTTCGGGGAGCGATGACAGGTCACGCGCTTGAAACTCAGGCGGATACGCCGGGTCAACCTCAAACGTACCGGGGCGGTTACTCGTCGTGAGCGGCCCGGCGCCGTGCGCGTCGGTGTCGACCACCTTGTACTCGACGCGATACTTGCGCCCTTCGGAATCGTACAACGGCGCGACGGTCACGCATTGGGGGTTGCGCCCGCGGGGGACGGCCGGCGCCGGGGCGTCGCGGGTTGCGACGTGCGCCGCGACCTCGCGGACGTGCGCCGCGGCGGCCATCAGCCCGCGCGCGGCCCGCCGGGCGTGCTGGCGCTCCTCGGGGCTGACGCGACGTTGTAGCATCAGCCGGGCGCCTACCTGCGACGACAGTATATCCAGCCCTTGCGCGATGCGTTCGGCGAGCACGGTATTCCGCGTCGGTACGCGGATCGATCCGGCCCCACCACGCGGCCCCGGAACGTAGGCGTCGACCGCGGCGAGGATCAGCGCCTCGCGCGGGTCGTTCGGGTCGTAGTGCTGGCGGCCCGAGCGCCGCGCCTCAATCTCGTCGCCCACCTCGGAATAGGACAGCATCGCCCGCACTTGATCCTTGCCGAACAGGTGGTCAAGCTGACCCTCGCGCACGTCGCGGTGCGCGTGGTTCACCGCGCCCGCGACCGCGGCGCGATGCGCCTGCAACCACGCGCGCAGCGTTGGCGGCGCCGCCTCGGTGAGCGCGATCAGGATTTCGGGTGTCGTCGGGGTGTGCAACGGGCCTCCACCGTGCCTACCTACACGCGCGCCCGCCCCATGCGCCAGCGGTGGACGTGCTACGACTGTCAGCGCCCCGTCCGCAACCGCGCGTCCAACTCCTCCTCTGCAAACGCGGCTAACTCACGTTCCACGATGCTTTCTGGATCTAGCGGTGGCTCGTTGACCCATTCAAGCCTGCGCTCCCATTCGGCTAACGATCCGTGCGCGGCGGGCCATTCACCCGCAGCAACAAACGCGCGCAACTCCTCCAACGCTGCAACGCCGCGCGGGCGGTACTTGTCACGCGCCGCCTTGGCGGTGCGGATGGCTTTTTTGCGGCTTTTTTCAAGCACAGCCAGTCGGGTGCCAAAGGTTCCCCGTGGAATGTAAAATCCACCGACTTTGACGCTATCCAAGCGGCCTAATGTTTGTAACTCTTTGACTAACGCTTGTTTTTGCGCTCCGCGTTCAACCGCACGAAGATTGTGGGCGTGGCGTGCGTCCTGCGCGACCGCAACGACGCGCGCCTCGTTCACGTCCAGCCACGCCGCCAGTTCGGGCGCCGCAACCGCCCGGAACGCATCGGGGGACTTTTCGATGATGGCGTATACCGTTTGACCCGTCATGTTTCACCTACTGCGGGCGTAGCCCGTTACGCGCGCCGCTACCAGTGGTGGACGTGCTACGCGCCGGCGCTGGGGGAATACCAGAACCCCGCGCCGGCGCGCACTACGCCACCCCTAGCGTAACTGGGCGCCCATGAATCGAACAGGGTACGTCCATCGAACCACGGCGCGAATCTCGCGGTCGGTGACGGGCGCCTCAACCAGTTCCGCGTGTACCGTGTCGAGGCGCAGGTCCGCATCCACGTCCGCGCCTTCGGTGGTGTGGTGGCCGTCCGCACGGTAGGTCCGCGCCTCGGCGTCAACGTCGACGTGTTGATAGAGCGCCTCTTCCGCCGCGCCTTCGCTCGGATGCGTGGTGTCGCTAAGCGCGTCACGCACCAGACCGGGCCAGATGCCAGCGAGGTAGGCGCGGGCGGCGGGGCGATCCAGCGGGGCGGGGATCGCGGCCTTGACGGTTTTTTGGGCGGTCAGCGCCGTTGGGTGCGTGACCTCCCAGACGAACGTACGCCCGCGCGTGTGTAGCTCGGACTCGTCCCCGCCCTCCTCGGTGCGCTTCCCGCGCGGCCGCCACGCGTGCCGCGGGATCCCGGTCCCGGCGGCCTCAACCGCCTTCTGTGCCAGCGGGACCGCCCATGCCTGTACCGCCTCGCGCTCGTCGTCCGTCATGCGTGCCCCCTGTAGCATACGCATAACCACTTGCGCGTTACGGTCAAGCCAGTCGGCGAGCGGCGGGGGCGCCGCCGCGCGCAACGCGGCGAGGGTTTGGGTGGGCGTCATCGACGGCCTCGGGGCTTGCCGAGCACGGCGGACACGGTCGGCGTGTACCTCACGGTCTTGAACGATCCCGGCTCAAACAACCGGGCGTCGCGCTGGGTGACCGTGTGGTGGGTCGCGGTCGACGTGACCGACGCGGCGGCGTAGCCGTGCATCCTCGCCCAGTGTGCGGCCGTTTTCGGGTTCCATGCGCGGGCGGAAAACACAAGGGCTTGCACGTTCGCGGTGCTTGGTAGCACGTTCTCAGGGTTCTTTTTACCCTTTTGCTTCACAGTTCCGCGCGCGCCTTCCTTTTTCAGCTTGGCGCCGATCAACCCGCCTTCGGCCAGCAGTTCGGCCATGATCTCGCCGATCGGCCGCGGGTCCGCGTCGCCCGTCGTCGCGATCCGCTCGCCGCCGATGATCCGGTCGCTGATCTGGCGCTTTCGCTCGATAGCATCGTTCATAATCTGGTCGATCGTGTCGGGGGCGTACAGGTACCAAATGACCGCGCCGCGGGTCTGCCCGATACGGTGGATGCGGTCTTCGGCCTGCTCCTCGTCCGCGGGCGTCCAGAACCGCTCGACAAACACCGTGTTTGACGCCCGGAACAGGTCTAGACCCTCTTTTGCGGCCTGCGTGCCGATAAACACGTCATACTTGCCAGCTTGAAAGTCATTGACGCGCCGGTTTCGCTCCTCGCTCGACACCGAATCGGCGCCGCCGATCGTGGTGAAGCGGATCCCCTCGGAACGCAGCCCGTCCTCGATCGCCCGGACGACGTGGTGGTGCTCGGCGAACACGACCACCGGTTCGCCCTGCTCCACCAGCGACGAAATAAACTCGATGGCGGCGGGCACTTTCGCGGCGCCCATCGCGCGGCGCAGGTACCCCACCTTGACCAGCGGTTCGTTTCGGAGCGTCCGGCTGACCTCCTCCTCGACCTCGCCGTCGATCTCGGCGTCGGTGGGGCGCTCGTAGGTCGGGTCGGCCGCCTCACGCGCGGCGATGCGGGCGAGCACCGCGCGCCGCTTGTTGTCGTATAGCCACGGCTCAAAGTCTTTGACGACCTTGTTATATTCGCGGATGTCGTCGTCCGTTAGCTCGATCGGCTGCATGACGCGTTGTTTCGCGGGTAGGTCTTTCAGAACGTCGCTTTTCAGCCGCCGCACGGAGATACACGACAGGAGCTTCCGTAGCCCGTCCTCGTTCCGGGTGCCGGTGAATTGCTTGACCGTGCGCCCGCGGCCGATCGACTTGTTGACGACGTTGGTGTACTGGTCGCCGAAATCGCCGCGCGCCCCGAACGTCTCGGCGTCCAGCATGGATAGCTGGTGATGAAGCTCGATCACGTTGTTTTTCAGCGCCGTACCGGACAACAACAGGACGTGCGGTACCTGCTCGGCGAGCGCGAACGCGGCTTGAGAGCGCGCGGCTTCGGGTTCCTTGACGTAGTGGCTTTCGTCGCCAACAAACAGCTTGACGCCCCACGCGGCCAGCGGTGCAACGTACTTGCCGAGCAGCGACCACGTCGTCAAGATAATCCCCTTCCACCCGGCCGGCGGGAGAGCTTGACCGCCGGCCTTCAAGACGTGGACGGGGACGTGGGGGAGCCAGCCGACTTTACCGGTCGACGGGTTGCCGCTGATCTCGTCGCGCCACTTCAGCAGGACCGACGCCGGCGCGACGATGACGGCCGGTAATAGCTCCTCGGGGTCGACCACGATCGATCCGAGCGCCTGTATGGTCTTGCCGAGCCCCGGCGCGTCCCCGAACAGCGCGCGGTACCCCGTCAGTTTCGCGAACGCGATACCGACCACTTGATAAGGGAAGGGGAATAGCTGCTTCCCCGTGCGCGGGTTCATGGGGAGCCGGGCGCGGAGCCGTTCGACCACGTCGGCGATGACCGCCTGACCGATCGGGCTCCGTACCGCGGCGGGATCCGGAGCGCCAGACATATCGGCGAGCGGATCGCAGCGTAGCGCCTCGGCATCGAACGCGCGCTTTTGCGACCCGAACGCCTTGATCAACGCCGCCGCGGTGCCGGGCCACTCACCCGCCATCGCCTCGGCGACCATCCACGCGCGCGCCGCGCGGAAGGCCACATACGGGCGGCCGGCGGCATCGGTGCGGACGCGCACCAGCGCACGCACGCCGGGGCGGTCTAGCCACGCGCGCCCGCCCTCCGGCGGTACAGGGAGGCGCACGCCGCCAGACGGCGTCAGCGTCCACGCGAGCACGGGCGCACCGCTACGGCCTGCGGTCATCGCCGACGCCGCTTCAGCATTAGCCGCACAAACTCCGACCTGTTTTTACGCCGAAATACAGTTTCGTACGAGTCATCACCCAGCACCGCTTCGGTCAGGGCTGCCTTACCCTTGTTCAGCTTGTGCATGTAATCGTCCACGCTACCGGCGTGGTATTGATCCCGCGCTCCTGCATAGTTTAGGTGCAACTTGATGATCTCGACTGGTTTTTTCTGACCGATACGGTAGATCCGATCTTCGGCTTGTACCTCGTCTGCCGGCGACCAGAAACGATCAACAAAGATGGCCTTTGCAGCGCGCGTCAGGGTCAACCCTTCACGCGCGGCGGTGGTCGCGATCAGCACATCGATCTGACCCTGTTGGAACCCTTCGGCGATGGCGGCCCGCGTAGCCGGCAACGTCGACCCCTCGATGGTGGCGAAGCGCAGCCCCGCAGCGGCGCACGCGTGCTCCAAGGCGACAACGGTTGGCAAGAACGCGGTCCACACAATGATCGATTCTTTTAGTTTGTGGATAAGATCAATCGCAGCAGGAACCTTGATTTTGCTTGCAAGCTGTCGAAGCTCCGAAAGCTGCGTAAGGGCTTCGGCCTCCATCGACCGCGTAACGGACTCTTCGACTTGTTCACGGATTATCTGCGACGCGGTATCCGGGTCTAACCCCATTTTTTCAATCTCGGCGCGTACGCGCGGGGTAACCTCCGACTCAAGCCACGCGCGGAACGTCATGTCGGCTTTTTGGTACTTGACGCGCTCTTCGGGCGTCATCTCAACGCCGATCATTATACGTTTTTTCGGGGGAAGGTCTAGGACATCGCCTTTTTTCCTTCGGATTAGGGTACAGGCAAGGCGCGTGCGTAGCTCCTCGATGCGCTCCAACCGCAATTCAGTGGTGTCCTCCCCATCGTCATTAGGCGCACGATAGGACTTGATCGCGTCAATCCCATCATATTGGGCGCTGAACGCCTTTTGTGTCCCCCACACCTTCGGGTCAACGGCCGAGAGGAGCGGGTGTATTTCCTCCAGCGCATTCTTGAACGGGGTACCCGTCAACAGCACCAGATGGGGGATTTGGGCGCCGACCGTCTGTAATGCCTTCGACCGCTGCGTTCGGGTATTTTTTCCGTAGTGGGCTTCATCCACGATCATCAGCTTGAAACCCGCATCTACGATCTCACGTTGACGCGCGACCAGCGTATCCCACGAGCACACGACGAAGCCCGCATCCGCGATCCGTCCGGTGTCCTGCGTGACGTCGCCCGGAATGTCCTCAAAGACCACCGGGCGTGCGCGCGCGACGGCGCGGATGCGCCGGCCCCCGACACGCTCCTCGACTTCGACCTCGTCCGCGTCTTCCGCGGTGGTACTGCCCCGCAAAATCTGCACGGGCACGCGCATCCGCCCCGTCCACCGTAGGATCTCACGCGCCCAGTTATACACGACGCTTGCGGGAGCAACAACGAGGCATGGCAGGTTTTCATCTGGATCTGCGATAACACACCCGATACCTTGGATTGTTTTGCCAAGACCCATGCTATCTGCGATCAGCGCGCGGTATCCTGCCAGTTTCGCGTATGCGATACCGACCTCTTGGAACGGGAGCGGCGATAGCCCCTTCGGGCCGTGCGCGGCGAACGCTTGCCGGACGGCGGCGATGGCTGCGCGCGCCTTCGGATTGGTCACGACATCTGGGGACACCGCCTGTGACAAGGCGACAAGCGGTTCGCACCGCTCCACCTCCGAATCCATCACGGTCGCCACGCCACCGTATGCCCGCGTCATAGCCTCGGCCAAACGGGGCACTTCGGAGCGGATAAGGTCTAGGAACGCCCGTAAACCCTTTTCGTTCACGACGTAACGCCATCCGGCCCCGTCAAATGTCAGGTCTTTGTTCCATGGTCGGAGCATACCCCACAAATCTCGGGAGACGCGGTTCAGCCAAATATGAATCCACTTCTGCTCTTTATCCACAAACAACCGTGTTTTTGGGTCACGTACGCGACTCGTTACGGTCTGCACCTTCCAGCGACCCCCTTCGGCCGTCCCCGCATCGCGCGATTGCTCCAGCGAAGAGCGCGCGGCGCTCCACGTCGCGGCGTTCGCTTCTACCGCATCCGCGAACGCGTAGTGACCGCGCGAACGCGCAAAGGTGACCGCTTCTGCGAGCTTTTTGGGGTCAACGGACAGCGTCGAAGCGTAGCCCTGTGTACGGCCATCCGCGCCCGTAAGCCGGTCGTACCCGGCACTCGGCCCGAATGTAGCGGCGGACCAGTCCAACGCGCGGCCGGACGGAAACCACAGGATGCGGAACCGTTCTTTATCCCAAACATAGCGAACACCTTGAACCGTTCCCTGTCCCGGCGGGTACTGCGGCGCTTGGACGCGTGCGCGCTCCACGGCTGCGCGCTCAACGGCTGCGCGGGCTTGCGCCTGCTCCGCTTTGACCTCTTGCGCCCAACGAGGCGCGGCGGCGCTTATTACGGTTGCAAGCTCTTTTTTACCGTAGGCTTCTAGTAGCTTGGTAAACTCCTCGACCTTGTCCGTGTTTCGTAGGACAATGTGCCAACGATTATCAATGGGTAGGGCCGTCCAATCTTCTTTGCGTTTTAGGTCCAGACCGAGCTTTTCGATCTGGTTTTCGACGTGGCCTGCGGTGCTCATATCACCCCAAAAAACCGCGATAGCCCCCGTGTCGGGGCTGACGCGCCACTCACCGTCAACATTCCGGCCGGTACGGCGTGCGTTCACCGCGGCATCCGCGAACCGTTGCTGGCGTGCGCCGATCGCCCAGTCCCGCACACGTTCAACGAACGCGGACACAAGTTCGGCACCTCCTAACTGTGTTTTTGCGTATTTTATTAGGGATTGTGCGGCGCGGTAATGGTCTTCGGGAGAAATGTCAGGCAGATCAAGTTCTCCGTAAGCTGCAAAGAATCCAGCGTCCGCCGCGCTAAACCCGCGTTTATCCTTCAGCATTTTACCGGTCATCGGGTCGTAATGCGTGCGATCCGTTAGCGTTTGCGCCCATGCTTGAAGCTGCGCCAACGCGACGTCGACCGGGATGTCAGCCGCTAAAAATCCGGGGACGGCGGGCGCTGGCCTCGGCGTGCGCGTACCCCGTTGCCGTTGGGGTGTGGGGGCACTTTGCGCGCGGGTCACGGTAGCGCGCAATAGGTCTAGGTTAGCCGCGATCCACGCGGCGAGGGGTGCCGGCGCGGCGGCGCGGAGGGCATCGACGGTCTGTGTCGGGTTCATGGGCGGTTACTCCACGCTCGGGCGCGTAGCTTCATGGTCCTTGACGTCGCGCTTGACGGCGTCCTTACGCCAACGCGCCTCGGCGGCATCGGCGCCGTGCGCGCGGTAGTACGCGGCGCCCGCGTCTTCCTCGGCGACCGCAAGCTCGCCACGCCGAACGAGCCAGTCTTTCGCGGTGGCGGCGATGACGGCCAACGCTTCCGCAGGCGTCCCCGTAGCCCGCGCGATAACCGGGCCGTCCTCACCACCGAACCCGCGCAACCGCAGGACGTAGCCGCCCGCCGTTGGCATCGACAGGAAAGCTACATACGAGGGTTCGTTACGCGCGTCCAAGCGCCCATACCCGAGAATGAAGGATCCAAAATAATCGGTGCCGATCTTGATCGCTCCGAGCGCCTTTTTCGCGTTCTTTTTCGCGTGGCCGGCGTAGTCAGCATCGGCGGCGCGCGGTGGCGAAATCTCACGGAGCCGCGCGTATACCGCCTGCGCCGCCTCCTCCGGGGTCGCGGCGGTGCCGTACTCGACCGACCCGAACGACGGGCCGCGCCCATACGGGGTCTCCAGCGCCGTCGCCGACGCGCCGATAAAGAGCACCACGTTACGGTCGGTGAAACGGGCGATCTGTTCAGAATACTTGATCGCACCCGTCGCTTTGCGGATCCCGCTGCGAATCGCGGCGGTAATGTCGGCGATCCGCTGGTCGCGCTCAACGCGCGATAGCTCGCGCTCGACGCGGGTAGCGGCGTCCTCGCGACCTGCGGCTCGATACTCGGCGTGCTCGGCGCGCTTCTGCTCGGTAATGCTCGCACGCATCGCGGTATCATGGCGTGCGATGTCGCGCCGGTGCCGCCCTTCGGAATGGTGGCCCACCTTGATCGGCTCGCCGGTGTGACCCTCCAGCGCACCACGGGCGCGCTGGTAGGCGGTGGTCGACGCCGCCGTCCGCCGGGCGGCGCGCGCCTCGTACATCTCTGCACGGGCGCGGAGGTATTCGGCCTTGGCTTCCCGCGCTTCGGCCCGCGTACCGGTTTCGATCTCAAACGCGACCTTGAACCCGCCGTCGTTGAGGTACTTTTTGATCGCCCGCAGGCCCAATGTCGGGACGGGCGTACCCACCGAACCCTGACGGCGCCAGATGCCGAGGCTCCGCACCCACAGGAACCCGAACCGCTTGATAATCGTGGCGATGTCGGCATCACGGGCGAACGTGGCGATCGTGCCGTCCGCGGGCGTGTGGCTGATCGTCACGGCCGCGTCGGCCTCCGATTCGGGGACCACGATCTGATCAACGGATAACACTTCATGCAGCAGAACGCCGATCAACGCTTGATTATCCGCCCACCATTCCGCCGCTTCGGTGTCAGGATGCGCGGCCTTCCACGCAGCGCGCAACGCGTCGCGGGTGCGAAGGATCTGGTGAGCGGTGAGCGCCATCGTACACACTCGGTAGCAAGAGCCGGCCTGTCACCGGGGAGCGTAGCCCCGCGCACCGGCATCGGGCAACCCGCCCCGTGCTACGGGGTGTCGGCGCGACACCCTGTATCGGGGATCAACTGCTCGACAGGGATCAAGTCTTCGCCCGCGCTTTCGCAGTAGCACGCCCGGTCGACCACGACGCCCCGACGCGGCGCACACGCCCGGTCGCACACGTCCTGCGCGGCGCCGTTATCGGCGTCCGTATGGGTGAAGATCCAGCCCGAACACGCGACGACAGCGCCGAACAGCAGCAGCGACGCGAGATCCTTGGCGGTCATGGAGCACCGGCGCGGAGCCACCGCGCGAAACGGCGAGGGGTCGGGGTGTAGGCCCACGCGATCAGACCGAGGTGGCGCCGGGTCGGGCGCCCGTCGATCCACCACGGCTCGCCGTGGGCGCGGGCTTGGGCGACGTGCCGCGCGACGAACCCGTCGCGGCGTTCAGACCACGTTGTATTGCGCGTCGCGGGGCGTTCCGCCATACGGGCCGGATCGCCCCCGGTACGGCGGTAGTTTGGCAAGAACCCGGTACCCGTGGCCGTTGACCGCCGATCGCCAGTGGCGACCGCCGACACGTCCGCGGCGCGGATGGCGGGTAGCGCCGCCTCCACCGCCGCGAGCGTGAGCCACGGGTAACGCACTAGGCGGCCTTGGCGGCTTCTTCGCGGAACGCGTTGATCAACGCCGACTGATACTCGGTCGACAGGTTCCCCAGCGCGGACGGCACGAGATCCGCGAGGGCGTACCACGCCTGCGCGTCGCTCATCCGCGCCGGCTCGACCACCGGTTCGGGTTCGGGGACGCCCAGAACGTGATCGGCGACCTGCGCCAGCATCGGCGCAACATCGGGGTCGCTGGCGTACTTTCGCATCAGCATCGCGAGCCGAGCCTGCCCCATGCTTTCAACGAGGGCGATCAACGCGTTGACGTCGCCATTCCGGCGACGGCCATAGTAGTACCTTCTCATTTGCCCCCCTTGGCCGCGAGCAACGCCGCCAGACCCGCCATCAGTTCCTCTTTCTCAGACATCGCGGCGGCCTTCGGCTGGCGCGGTGCGCGCGGCTGGCGCGGTGCGCGCGGCTGGCGCGCGGCACGGGCGGCTTCGGCGGCGGCTGCGCGCTCCGCGGCGGCGCGTTCGGCCTCGGCGGCGGCGCGCTCCATCTCGCGCGCGGCGCGCTCGGCCTCACGCTTCGCCGCGGCGGCCTCCTGCTTCGATGCGGCGGACGCGCGGCGCGCGGTCGCGCGGTGCTCGCCGGCGGCCTCGCGGGCGCTGATCCGGGCGGTGGCGCGCTCGCCACGGCTGGCGGCGCGGTGCGCCCCGGCGAGGGTCGGCGGGATCTTTTCGGCCAGCGCGGCCTGCACGAACACGCCGACGCCCGGCTCGGCCGGCACCTGCGACCCGAGGGCGAGCTTTGCGACGAACGCGGGGCCGGTCCCGAGGACGACAGCGTCGCCGAACGGGGTAGCGCGCCAGACGTAAACACGGTACGTCGACCGATCGACGCTCGCGTTGTAGACGTCGGGCTTGTCGGCGTTTTTGTGGCCCATGCCTGCGAGGGTATGAACCACGGCGTTCACCTGCGCGGACTCACTGGTGAGCCCCTCGACGCGCGTAGCCAGCGCCTCAAAGCGGCCACCGTTGCGGATCAACGCATAGCGATTCACCGGGGGAACAACCCAGTCTCCGGCGGGATTTCGTCGCGACATATTCACTCCAAAGTTAGGTTTTTGTGCGCCGGTAGACGCGGTATCCAAGGTACCCAAGGGCGCCGAGCGCCGCTACGGCCGTAACCGTCGACGCGACCTCGCCCGTACGCGCGCGGCTCGCGGCGGTGCGGAGCCGGCCGCTGATCTGTGTCGCGTCGAACGGGGAGATCCCGCTGCGCGCGATCTCGTCGGCGACCCGCGTGTACAGCGTCGAGATAAACAGGTGCCGCGCGAACAACGCACGGGGATCGAAAAAGAGCCAGATGCCCGTACTGGCGGCCCGTTCGGAGGTAAGCCGTCCCCCGAGGTTGTACAGGGCTTCAGCCGCGGCCTTTTTGCCGTCGTAATCGGCGCGATTGCGCGCTAACTGCACCCACCAGATCGCCTTCGCATACGCATCGTCCACGGTCGCGGGTTGCGCGCTGTTGGCGGCGATGGCGTCGGGGTTCTTACTGTAGAAATCCGCGCTGGTGCCGACCCCGAGCCCCGACTTCAAGGATTCGGGGAGGTACTCTTGCGCGGCGCGCACACCCGTCGAGACGGCGCCGCGCGCCGCGCCGGACACCGCCGCTTGCGCGCCGCGCGCCGCCGACTGGACGTAGCCGGCGCCGGGGACGTAGTCGGTCCACGCGCCATAAGCATCCGTTACCACGCCGGGCGCCTGCCCGTCTGGGGTCGGCCAGAGGACGTTACTGTACGGCGATGGTTGGAAGTTTAGCACGTTAGATCCTATCGAACGCATAGATCATGGATTCAAGGATCGGGCGGCGGACGCTGTTACGCCGCGCGCCGTTGGTGCGCGTCGCCGGGACGACCGCCAACATGCCGCCACCCGCCGCGAGCTTGCGCGCCTTCGACTCGGCGAGCGACCGCGACGGGTACGGGCCGTGGCGTTTCGTGGCCTTGCCCCGCGTCTCGACAACATAGTGTCGATCATCCGCCGGGTTCTGGCGCATCCCACCGCACCCGCACCCGCCGGGGTTGCGCCGCATCCCACCGCACCCGCAGCCGGGATTACGGCGCTCCGCACCCAACCGCGCCTCGACCCAAGGTTTCGACAGCAGACCGAACCGGCCGTCACCGATTGCCCACCCGATCTGAAAACGGGTATGAACCTTGATCACGTCTTTTGCGCGCCAACCGAGCGCCTTTGCGGCGGCTTGTGCTTCAGTCTTGCCCTTCCAAAACTTGACCTTGCTACCGTCGATCTTGTAACCGGCGTCCAGCGTCGATTCACCGAACGGGACGTACTGCGTGGGATCTTCGGCGGGATTGCGGCGCGGGTTGAAAAGCCGGGTCTGGGCGCGAGCCGCGACGCGATCTTCATCGGCGCGGATACGGGCGAGGAAATCGCGGCCCCGCTTGGTGATCTTGACCTCAAGGCCCCCGTAGCCGTAGGGCTTCGCAGAAATCCACTTCGATCGCGCCATCGCGATAATGTGGTCGGGGAGCGGCGCACGCATGATCGTCAGGTCGCCGCGTTCAAGCGACGACAGGAACGCGCGGACATCGCTGTTACGGCGCGTCGGTCGCGGATTGACGGTCGTTATCGCGTATTCGCCGATCGTGACGCGGTGCAGGTCTAGCACGTCGCCGTGGCCGGGGTAGTCGTAGGCGAGGCGCAAGATCGCGCGGGCCGCGGTCGACGCGCGGACGTTCCGGGTCTTCGGGTTGTGACGCTTCACGATTGCCTCCGTAGTGCGGTCCACCCGCCGACGAGGATTACCAGCCCGAGCACCCACCACGGAACGCCCCGCGCTGCGCGTCCGCAGGCCCCGGAGCCGCCGCAACCGCACGCGCACGCGTCAGGGTCACCGAACACGGTGGGGCCGCCTTCCTGCGCCTGTGCGGGGTACCCTTGCATTACCGCATCCGCCCGAAGCTGCGACGCGGGTTTACATGGATGACTTCTTCGGGCGTGAACCAGATTTCCCGACTGCTTCCAAATCGGACGAGGTAAGACAACATAGCGCCCTCAAAAGGCCGCCCGACACGCACAACAGTTCCCGTGTAGTTGTGCTCTTGGGGCACACGCACCCGTGAACCGACGCTGATTTCAGTATTGCGGCGGCGCGGGTTCATCTCGACCGAGTATAGCGTTGCCGGGTGGACGCCCCGCCGCTTCGCGTATTTTGCGCGGCGACCGAGGGTATCCATCCGTTGCTGCTCTTCCCAAAACTGGCGGTCTGTGTCTCGGTCGATCCCGAGTTCCCGCGCAAGGCGCGCTGATCCGCTGCGAAGTTCCCGATCGCGAGTCGCCGCAATTCCCCGAGGACTCTGCGTGAGATAGTATGCCTTCTCATGCGCTAGATCCTCGGCGCGTGATAATGCTTGGTGCTCGCGAAGACGTTCTTTTGTATGAGGCCCAGCGCGGTGCGACGCGTACAACTTCGCTTCGGCCTTCGCGATTGCCTTATCGGCGGCTTTGAGCTTCTTCTTGAACGCGCTGGGGTTTACGCGCTCGTTGAAGGTCGCCTTACCGCTTGACGCGGTGATCGCCGAAATCGAGCCGTCCGAGGCTTCATAGCCGATCTCTTGTTTGCGGGCGTCAAGCACGCGCACTACCCGGACGGATTCGCCATCCTCGTCCACCAGACCCCGCACCTTGGCGCGGAGGACCACCTTGGCGTCTTCCAGCGCGGCGCGCCGGGTGACGTAAGGCCCGAGCTTCCCCGCGCTCTTGCCTTCGCGGGTGAACTTTGCATACCAGTCTTTCGTGCCCGTACCTGTTCGTGCGGCCATGCGCGCCATACTGCCCCCAGATACCACGAGGCTAACCGAGCGGGCGGCTACCTCCTACCCGCTCGCGTGCTACGCCAGCGCCAGAGCCCGTAGCCCCCGAGGACCAGCAGCCCGACCGCGGTGGTCAGCGCCCACGAATACGCGAGGTTACGCGCGGCGCCGTAGCCCGCACCGACGAGGGCGGACGCGAGGACATCCCAGCGGACGTACGGCGCCGGATCAACCTCTTTGCCGTTGACGTAGACGATAAAATGTAGGTGGTTACCGGTCGATCGGCCCGTTGACCCGACGTAGCCGATCAGATCGCCGGCGTTGACGGTGATCCCCGGCCGCGCGACGATCGCGCTCATGTGGAGGTAGGCCGTCGCGATCCCGCTACCGTGGTCGATCTTGACCCAGTTACCCGTGACCGGCCCGACCGACGCGGTCGTGACCTTGCCCGCCGCCGCAGCGTAGATCGGCGTGCCGTTCGGTGCGCCGAGGTCGATCCCGTTGTGTAGCTGGGGCTCTTTCGTGACCGGGTTGATCCTCGGCCCAAACGGCGACGTGACCTTGTACGACCCAAGGGGGAGCGGCGACGCGAGCGCGACCGGGAAGGCTTCAGCCACGGGTCACCCCGCCGCGTCGCAGCCGAGGGCGATGGCGACCGATGCCGCGTTGGCGCCCCCGGTGACGGCGACCCGGAACTTGGTCGCAGGCCAAATCAAGTTTGCCACCGTAACCACGCCTGCAAGCAGCGGGAGTTGCGGCCCAAAGTTGAGCCATTCGTCCTGACCGCCCGGCGCGGGGTCCGCACGGATCGAGAACTGGGGTTGCAGCGTGACCGGGTCACCGGCACCGGCGAGCGCCCAGATCGAAAAGCGGGGCATACCGGCGCTCAAAAGCTCGTCGGTGTAGATCGTGACCGCGCCCGCGGTCATATCCTGCCTGCGGTTGGCGGTGGCGACGGCGATACGCGGGCCGCCCGCGCCATACGACTGTGCGACAGGCATTAGTAATACGCCCCTTCAATCTCCAGCATCGGGAGATTGTTGGTGTAAAGCTCAAAGTTTAGCTGACACTTCCAGAACCGGACAGCCTGACCGTTCCCCGGCGCGGTGAACGACATCAACGCAACCCGCTTGCCCGGCTGGAAATAGTCGGCGAGGTCTTCGGGTGACGTGATGGTCTGCAACCGTCGCGGGTCGGCGATCGACGCGTACTCGACCGAGCGGACGTTCATCGTACCCGTGAGGCTGATCGTCGGCGCCGGCGGGAGGAGCACCGCGACGAATAGCTGACCGGCGCCGGCCTTCCAGATCGGCTGCGAGCCGTTTACGTCGCCGTACGGCGAGTAAATAGACCCGCGAAACTCGGGGCGCAGGTCGAAGATCGGCGACTCCCACGTCGCCACCCACGCCGGATCGTTGCCGCCGGGCGGCGCGCCGCTCGGCTGCCAAAGCACGTTCGCGACCGGCCCGAACCACGACGCCGGCGGGGTATCCGCAGGCTGAGGGCTCGGGATGGTCGTAGGCTGCCCCGGCCCCGGCACCGCGGGGTTGTCCCACGGCCCGAACGGGTGCATCATGCCGGGCGGCCAACGATTCATTAGCGGTTCGTCCATGAAGAGCCGCCGCGAAGCTCCATACAATGCAGGATAATGTCGACGCGGAGGTTCGCGAGCAGCGGGGTGATGCCGATTTGCAGCGACGAACCGGCGTCAAGCATCAGACCCGACCCGCCAAGCTCGCCCGGCCGCTCGGCGGTGCCGACGCAGGTGGACGCAATACGCGACGTGATCTGGATCTTTTCGCCGTTTGACCGTTCCATACGGAACAGAAAACAGTCGCGCGGCCCGACGCCCGCCGGCAACGCGTTCGGCGCGAGCGTGACGAACGCGGCGCCGTTCAGCGCGATCAACTGCACCGGAATATCAAACGTGATCGGCTGGATAACTTCGGTCCCGGCCGCCTGATTCAAGATGCCGACCGAGTATTCACGGACCATGTACCCGACGTTCGGGTTCGTCAGGAACAGCGGCGCGGTCGGAAAGAACGGCGCTTTGTAGAACGTCGGCTGACCGGCCGGCGTACCTTGGGCCATATCGTTGACGTTGACCGAACGGGTACGCGCGCTGGCGTCCGCTCCGGGGTACGGCTCGCCGCCCATTCCAAACTGGCGCATGTAGACTCCGAGGTGTCGAGGGTAGCGTACCGCGTAGCGCGTCCAGCGGCGAGGCGCTACCGTGCTACGGCGCGTCCCCGGCCGCTCGTTGTTTGTTGGCCTTCGTGACGTAGGCGGCGATCTGGGAATCGGATAGCTGATGCTGACGTTTGACCTCGTTTCGATCCGCACCTGCGCGCAAATCCGCGAGGATAGCGGCGCGGGTTTCGGGCGGTAGGATCCCCCTCTGAATCCGGGCGATGGCAGCATCCAGCCCCGGCGGGCGTGGCAGGTGTCCCCACGATCGGCCCGATACGATGGCGTAGGCCGCACCGCGCGCAACGCCGAGCGCGCGTTGTACGGCTTGCATATCAGTCAGCGTACCGTCAACGATCTGCTCAAACACGGCTAGGATCTGCTCCGAAGTCACTTTGGCGCCGCCGTGGTCGTCGCCGACACGCCGGTTCATGGTCGCCGCGTCCGGCCACGGATACTGGAAACCGGGCGGCCGGTCTAGGTACTTCCGCGTCCGGCCCCGGAGGATCGAATCCGCCGTTATCTGCGGGATCCCAAGGTGCGCCGCAAACTGCACGCCTGACCAATGGTGATCGACATAAAGCTGAAAGGCGGCGCGTAACTGGTCGTCGCTGCATACGGCGGCGTGGTGGTGCTCGCCTTCGCGGCCGTTCGCCGTTGCACGCTCGGGGCGGACTAACCCCAACTCTTGACGCGTCTCACCCCGCACAATGTTTGCCGCAACATCGACGCTGCATGACCAAAGATCGGCTAAATCCGGCATCGTTAGCTTTTTTTCGTTGTAGAATCGCAAACCTTGATCGAGTAGCGCCTTATCCAAGGTTTTTCCTTGATACCATACTTCAGTCCGCGTAGGCCGTTCGCGCGCCTCGACACGGGCGCGTCGGTGCTGGATGACGTCGCGCATGTTTTCGCTACGGGTTCCCCACTGAAGGTTACAAAGCCGGTTGTCGTCGGTTCCCCCGGCGCCGTGGCGGACGTCCGTATGATCCGGCTGGGTCGGCGGCCCGTCGAACGTCAGGATCACAAGGCGATGAAGTAGGTGCGTCTCGGCGCTCCCACCTTCCGCCCGTGTAATGCCGAGACTACGGTAGCCCGAAGGCATGAGCGTTGCCTTCAGGTCTTGCACGCCGCGCCCGCGCACGTTCGATTTTGCGCGGCCCAGATTGCTCACAAAGTAGCGGTCGGAACAGTCAGGAATCGGTGCCCAAACTTCGATCCCTTGTTGGGCCAACTCACGGGCATTTTCGGATCGGTCCCACAGCCGCATAGTACCTCCTTACGGGCGACGAAAAACCAACACCGGCTCCGACTGGACGGCGCTGGGGTTGTTGTGCGACACCGCTTGTGCAAGGGCCGAGCGGTTCAAGGTAAGCTCTTCTTCCGTTACGAACTGAAAGCCCACGGCTAACGCCGATTGTAAGTAAACGTCGCGGTGCATCTGGTTGATGTTGATCACCGCATACGCGCCGGGTTTCAACCCCACGAACGCAGCGCGTAGGGTTGGGATGACCTGCCGTTCTTGCCACACGGCGCGGGTCTTGTACTCCACCCAGACCTGTCCCGGCTCGTTGAAGTAGCGTTCCGTGTCGAAGTACGGCGGCGACGTAAACACCAGATCAAGTGTCCCCGGTTCCCAAGAGGCAAACTCGCTGCCAGCCTGTTCAATCCGCGACATTCCCGGCATCTCTTGCGCCAACGTGCATAGGTTCAAGTGCGTCAATGCCGCGGGTTCGTTTGCAAAGTAGGTTCCATGTGGAAACATCGCGAAAAATCCCAGCATCCGCGCGCCGAATCCTGCGGACGGATCCCAGACCACCGGGGCGGTGTGGCCGTCGAGCCACCGCGCGTAGATCCCCGCGGCGACCGCCGGACGGAAAAAGGACACAACAACATGCTGCTCCGAAAAGGCGCGACGAAAGTTAGCCCATGTGAAATCGACCGGCCGGGCCGCGGCTGACAGCCCGAGCATATGCCGCAACAACCGTTGCAACCGCGGCGGGTCCGACAGCGTTTCGTAAGGTCCACGGAACGTCTGCCAGTACGACGGGAAACGGCTTTTTAGGAAGTCAATCCCGGTTCGACCGCGCCCCGAGTAGATCGGACCCGGTACCGTATTGGATCGAACGTCGGCGAGCGTTTGTGCCGTTGTCTGCCCGCAAGGCGGCATTGGCCACCCATGGTATTGCACATGGGCGACCACAAACCGGGTCAGGTCCGGGGTCAACGCCTCCGCCAATCCCGGATCGGATAACTCGTCGCGGTTTAGCAGGATTTCCCCTTCAGCAAGGGGACGTTGTGCCACACCTGCGTACCGCAACGCGAGCCGGCGCATCGGATCGCGGAGGAGGATCGGGTCATGGTCGGCGGTTGCCAACCCGAGCACCACCCGCAAGGCGTCCGAACGGCTAGTCACGTTGTATCGGTGGGCTAATGCTTCTAACGCATCGTTTTCATCGGGCGTCAACCGCACGGTGACCACGATGTTTGACAGGTTATCGCGCCGACTTCTGCGCCCCATGTTGCCCCCGGCCCTCCGTATAACGTATTCTGTCCGCGCGCAAGCGAATACGTTATCGAACGCTGAAAGTATGGGAGCAAACACCCTAAAAAGGAAACGGCCCGCAGGGTGTCCTGCGAGCCGTTCGGCGAAAAGGCGGCTTGCGCTGCCTTTTTTGGCGTTGACCTAGCCGATCTCGATAACGTTTTTGTAGTAGCCCAAAAGGACGATACGAACGGCAACGTCAGTCTGGCCGACAACCGCGGCGCGCGACCCGAACCGGAGCACGATCGCGAACTGCGACTGGCCGGGGAGCGCGACCGGGTGCTTGCGGTAGAGGAAAACCGAGCCGTTACCGTTGTTCATCGCACCGGTAGAGGTACCGCCCGCGTTCTGGGCGACCGCACCGAACGCGCCACCGCCGGCGCCGACGAGCGAAACCGGAGCGACATCCACGCTGGTCTGCGTGAAGTCCCAGCTAATAACACCATTGTTGATGATGTTGGTCAACTGGTTGACGTTGGTGGTGCTGGAGGCGGCGGTGGTGAGATCGCCGGTGTCGTTCGCGCCGTCGCTGAACTCGACCTGCGCGGCGATGCCGAACACGTCGTACGCGACGCCGGCCGGGAGGATCGAGCCGGCCTTCTGGTTCGATTCGGCGATAGAGAGCGAAGAAATAAAGCCCTGACCGACCTGACCGAAAGGCGTGGTGAAAGCACGGTTGGTGGTGTTCGCGATCGTGCTGCCGGCCGTGAGGAGCAGGGTCGACCAGATCGACTGTTCGCCGTAGCGGAACAGCGCGGTGTTCTGGGTCATCCCGACGGACGGGATAAGCGCCGACTGCATAACCTCGGGGCCAAGCGTAAAGTTACCGGGTCCGTGCCACATAATGTACCTCTCTTGTCAGGGTGAATCGAACGGGGAGCGCCGCGGGGCCGGGATCCCAGCCCCGCAGCGGGAAGGATTAGGCGTACTGGCCGGCGTAGACCACCGCGCCGTAAGCGTCGCCCATCGCGCTCTGGTCGGCGAGGGCGCCAGCGGAGGTCGGAACCTGCGCGATGGCGTACTCACGCAGCTTGCGGAGGTAGGCCACGCGCTGATCCGCCGGGAGGGCGGCGAGGGCTTGGAAGCGATCGAAGCCGATCATCCGCACCAGCCAACCCCAACGGTGCCCGTGCTGGCCGGCGTAGGGCGAGAACGCGCCCGCGATCCGGTTGATCCGGTAGGCCATCGGGAAGCGGCTGAACCACACGCGCGGCCCGCTGATCGCGGCTTCGCCTTCGGCCGGATCGAGGTCCGGGCCGGAGTAGGCGGCGTCGGCCGCCGACGCATCGACGTAGAACGACTGATCCGACGAATCGGGGCCGATCATGCCGTAGCTGCCCCCGCCGACCGCGTACAGGCCGCCGTCGCCGAGCATCCCAGACTCGTTGAGGTACCGCACGGTGTCCACCGCGCCGCCGCCCACGAACATCGCCATCGACATCTTGTTTTTCGTCTCCTGCGACAGCATGGGGACGAACTGGAGCGCGATCGAGACGGCCAGACCCGCCACGGTGTAGGCCACCGGGGCGACGTAGTCGTTCACCGCGTCGGGGAGGTACGGCTGACCGTACTTCAGCGCGACGGTCACGACACCGGCGGTCAGCGCACCCAGCGCGGCGGTACCGAGCACCGGCGCGATGACCTTACCGACAAAAGGCACCTTGCCAAGCAGATCGGTAACCGGCTTGAAGATCGCGAGGGTCGGGGTCGACGCGGCCATCGCCGGGTTGCGGAGCAGGCGGAAGCCCACGCCGTTGTGCCGACGCTTGCCGTTGTGCCGGCGCTTGCGGCCGTTCATGCGGACGGCCACGCCGTTCATGCGAACCGCAACACCGTTCCGGCGCTTGCGGCCGTTGTGGCGCTTGCGGCCATTCGTCAAGATCGCGTACGGGTTGTGCTTGCGGTTGTGCCGGCGCTTGCCGTTGTGCCGCTTGCGCCCGTTGGTGAGGATCGCGTAGGACGCGTTCCGGCGCTTGCGGCCGTTGTGCTTCCGGCGCTTGCCGTTGGTGAGGATCGCATACGGGTTCAGACGAGCCGCGACGCCGTTGGTGCGAATCGCCACGCCGTTCCGACGCTTGCGGTTCATCTTCAGGCCGATCCGCGAAAACGCGGACTTGTGCTTGGCCTTTTTGCCGTTGGTGAGGTAGATCGCGGTGCCTTTGGGCATCGGGTTCCGGCGACGACGGGCCATGCGGCCTCCTTGCGTAGTGGGCGTGTACCTCGGGAGTGTGACCCGTTAGGGTGGAACGTACCAGCCCCGCGCGTGCTACACCTGTGCTACGGTTATTGTCAGCGTGCAAGCCACGCTATGACAGGTGACATGACGTGTGACAGGTTATCTTCGGAGGTACGCGATGACAAAACGGGTGTTTGCGGACGATCCGCCGCCATATTCCCCAAAGCCAAAAAAAGTTTACGGCCCGAACGATCCACGCGAGCCGATCATCATTCGGATCCGCGCGCGCCGCGGGATGCTGCGCCGAATCCATGCGATCGTGGAACACGACCGGGACGTGTATCGTGAGCATTGGACGTTATCGGACGCGCTACGGGAAGTGATCGCCGACTGGTGTGGGCGGCGCGAAGCCGAGATCGCGGCGGCGCGCGCCGCCGGCTTCACCGGACGCCCCCCGATCGATCTGGACGACGACGACGAGGACGGCGACCTCGACCTCGACACGGCGCCGGCGATCCGGGTCACCGGCTAAACCCGGCTAGTTGGTGATCCCTTCGGTCGGGCAGGTATAATCTCCACCTGCGAACCAGAGGCGCCCCGTCGCGTCGACGGCGAGGATCGGCCGCTTGCCGTTCACTTCGCCGAACTCGTGGATATAGTTGGATAGGTCGTCGCCTTTCTTGTCGGTGAGGTAGACAACGTGCGACAGCATCCCCAAGGGCTGCACCGTCACCGCCGGGTAGTCGTCGGTGGCGTGCCGGCCGGGCGCCGCTTTCGCGACGCGTCGAAGCGTGTACGTCGGCGCGCTCGGGTTCCAGAACTGGCGCTTCACCGCACGGCGCACGGGCTCGGGAATACAGATATAAAGCCGATCGTGCTTGTGGTCTTTGTCGAACGCGAGCCACGATCCGCCGATATGCGCCTTGCCGATATGTAGGATCTTATCGCGCTTTTCGCCGGGTGGCAGAAAATGAAGCTCGACAAGATGATCGAACGCGATCAGCCGGTCAGGATAATCGCGGTCGTTCCAGTCGAAAACGTGCGTCGCCGGATTGCCCCAATGCATCCGCTCATACGCCGCCTCGCCCGATTCGCGCTTGCTCACTTGCGTTTCCCCGACGTGTACCAGATGCCGGCACCCACCACGCCGAGCACGCCGAGCGCAACCACCGGCGGGAACCACCATTGTTCGTAGAACGCGCCGGCCGGCGTGGCGGCGGGTGCGGCCGGCAACGCGGGCGTACCGGGGAGCGGCGCGAACGTCGGGGTCGACGGCGCGGAGGGCTTCAGCGCGGCGGCGTATTGCGTCGCGTTCTTGGCGCGGCTCGTGGCGGCTGCGGATGCAATCGCGGCCAGCAAGATCGGTTGCTTGCTGAAATACTTGGTGCCTTCCGCGACGATCGCGTCGTAGGCCCTACCGTCCGCGGCGGTACGCTTCAGCCCTTTGTACTTGCCGGATGGCTCCGATAGCACCGTGATCGTGCCGTCCGCTGCCATCTGGTACGACCAACCGCCGGACCCCACCCACGACGGTATCACGGTGGCGCCCGACGTCGCGGCACCGTAGCCGGGCATCTGCCCCGGCGTCGGCGAGGCCATCGTGCTCGGGGCCGGGTCGTGCGGGTTTCCGTAATCCGCCGGCAAGGTATCATACTCAAACACGGGTTACCTCCGAAGGATTGCGGCGAGCACCGCGATCGAGCCGAGCACAGCAGCGCCCCCGACAACCAGCGTGCCGACCGAAGGTGTAGCAAGACCGGATGCGCCGGCGTCGGGGGCGGACGTGGTCGGTGGCGTGTACGCCGACGCGACGACGGGGGCGGTCGACGGCTGGAAGGACGCGTCAGGCTCGGGCTTGCAAAGCGCCGGGTTGAGCGCGAACTGCTCACGTCGATTTTTTAGGGTTTTTAGCTGCTTTTGTTTGCCCTTGACGCCCTTGGCTTTTTTGAGCTTGGTGATCTTTGCGTCAAGCTCGGCGATACAGGGGACCGTTTCGCGGAGCTTCTGGTCGATCGCCCGCTTTTCGCGCGCCTTCGCCGCCGTGTCCTTGCCAATCTGTGTCCCGCCATAAATAAGCGGCACGACCAGCGGGATAAGCGCCAGCAGCGGGAACACGCCATACCCGTTGACGCCGGGGCCGTCGCCGGGGAGGCGGTAGCCGGTGCGGGGGAGCCAGTAGGCCGGGTCCGCGCTGTTGCGCCCTTGCGCCTGCGCGACGTTGAAAGGCAACGGGCTAACGTAGGTGGTGGAGAGAGGTTGCATGATCAGCCCTTGTACGTTGCGACTTTGTAGGTGGCGGCGACCAGCAGGCCGATCAGCGCGACGCCCGCGACGATGCCGATACCGGCGCCGGTTTGGCCGATCGCACGCCAGTCGCGGGTCGCCGCCTCGCCTTCGGTGGTCAGCGCGAGGTTTTCGCGCATCGCCTTCGCTTTCGCCTGCGCTTTGCGTAGCTCGCCCTTGTAGTAGCCCTGCAACAGACCCGGCTTTGCTGCAAGGTCTTTGAGGTTCTTGATCTGCGCTTCGGTTTGCGCGAGCGCGACCCGCGGATCGGCGGTCTGCGTATACGTCGCATAGAGCTTGGCGAGGTATTCCGCGTCAGGCAGCGAGACGGATGGATTCTGCGTAGCGCCGTACATGCTAGCTCCCACGCTTGGAAATCGCGACCGCGAGCGACACGGACGCGACGAGGACCAGCGCGCCGGCGCCGACGTAAGCCCACGTCGGGATGGTCGCAGCGGGCGGCGGCGGTGGGGGCGGTGGCGGTGGCGGCGGTGCCGCCACGGGCGCGGGTGCCGGCGCCCGGCTGAAGCCGCGGGGCGGCGGCTGGCGCTGGCTCCCCGCGGAGCCCGCCGCGGTGATACCGGCCACGGCGACCTGCGTAAGACCCCCGATAATGTCGGATGCTACGTCAGGATTGACCGTCGAGAGGTCAAACTTGCCGTAGGGGTCACCCCAAGAGCAGTCCGCGCATACGCAGCCGTGCGGGTGCATTAGGCCCCCTTCTTGGCTTTGCCCGACAGCAAACCGGGGAGAACGAACGCGGCGACCAGCCCGCCGACGACGAGCACCGATCCGCCGACGACGATCGCCCACGGGAATCCGCCGCCGCCTTCGGTGCCCGCGCCTTCGGTCCCGGTCATCGGCGGGGCCGCGGGTGCGGCGGCGCCGGACGGTGCGAAGGCCCGGCGCTGGGGCTGGCGTGCCCCGCCGGGCTGCGAGACGGCCGCGACCCCTACCTGCGTCAGCCCGGAGATGATCGCGTCGGTCAGGTTCGGTTTCTGGGTACCCGCCGCGCCGGGGATCGCGCCCGCGGCCTGCATCTCGGCGTAGATCGCACTATGCGCGGACGTGCCCGGCTTGACGATCGACCCGACGCTGTTGGGGCCGGCGACGATCTTGATCGAGCCGTCGTTGAGGTATTGGTAGGAATACCCGCCCTTGCCCCGGTAAATATCGGCCATGCCGCCCCAGTTTGGCGACTGGACGCCGTTGTCGCGGATCTGGTGCGGGTAGGGGCTCGGGATCGGCCCGCGCGACGCGGCGCGGCGCATCCCGCCCGCCTCGACCGCGCGCACGGTGAACGACGTGCCATAGCCCGGCGGCAACGCGAACTCTTGCCCGAACAGGCTAGGATCCCAGTATGGAACGTCGGTCGATTGCGCGAGCATGTTAGCCCTCTTTCGCGAGGTTGAACGCCACGCCAGCTAGGAACCGGGCGGCGGCCTGTTTAGTTTCGATGTCGAGCAAGGATCGGCCGGCAACCTTCGGATCCCAGTCGGCGATCTGGATCGTGACGAATACCGCCAGCGTATCGGCGTCGATCGTGCCACCGGCGCGGACGACCGTATGGTAATGGTCGAACGCCGATTTGACGATCTCGCCCAGCTTTGGCAGCAGCGAGATCAGCGCCGACGAGTTGAACGCCGGCGCGCCGTTCGGTTTGGCAGATCCACCGCCCATGAACGCGTCGAACAGACCCACGGCTACCTCCGCAGGAACAGGAAGTACGCCGCGCCCAGCGCGCCGACACCGACCGCGACCTTGGTGGTGGTCGACAGGTCGTTCCAGTAGCCCATCACGCCCTCGGCGCTTTCGACGCCTTCATCGGCGATCTCGGCGGCTTCGTCGGACGGCGCGACGGGCGCCAGCGCCGGCGTCTGCGCGGTCACCGCGGCGGGTGCCGGCTGTGGGAGAGTGTATACGGACTTCAGCCGGGCGACAAGGTCGGCGAGCGTGGTGGGCGCGGCCGGATAGAGCGTGCGCCCCTGCGTTTTGGGCTTCAGCGTGCGGCCCTGCGTCGCACGCAACAGCGCGTCGCGCTGGCGCTGCAAAAGCTCGGCGGTACGAAAGTCTTTCCGCTTGATCGCGTCTTTGATCCGCTGATCGAGGCGGTAAAGTTTGATCCGCGTCTCACTCGGTCCCGAATCCACCGCCAACCCGTAGCCACGCATGACGAATCCCCGCGCTATTCGGTGGAGCGTACCGCCCCGGCGTCCTGCGAGCCACCGGGGCGCGTGCTACACCCGCGCGGTCACCCGCAGTAGCCGCACAACACCGCGGCGGCGCCGTAGATCCACTGGTACGCGAGCGACGGCTGGCCGCTATCGACGGTGGTGTAGGCGTTTTTCCAAAGCTGTAGCTCGGTGGCCTCGATATACAGGCCGCCAACGTCCATGCCCCGCGCGCCGAACTGATCCTCCGACATACGCTGGAGGATCGTGGCGCCGCCCTCCAGCGCCCGGAGGAGCCGCGGGTCGCGAGCGCGCGCGGCGCGCATCCCGATCGCGGCGATCGACTCGCGGCGCGATTCCTGCGCGGTCTTTGCGATTCGGTAGGCGGTTTCGACGGTTTTACGGTTGATCCATTCGGGTAGCTCGGTGGTGCTCACGCTTCCCCCGCGTCGGCGTTCGCCAGCTTATCCGTCAGGAACGCGCCCAGCGCCACGGCTTCAGCCACGTCCAGCCGCTTAAGCGGGTATTCCTTGCCTTTCGCGCTGGTGCGGGTGAAGGTGACGCGCGGGTTTCCGCCGCCGTAGCTGCGGAGCTTGACCGAAATGGGCGGACGCGTGCCGTCCACCGTGCCGTAATCCGCCACGACCTCATCTTTTCCAGCGTCGTACCCTTCTTCGGCGTCCTTCTCGCCCTTGTCCTTTGACATGCTACACCCCTCGGCGGGAGCATATGCGCCCCGCGCCTCGGCGTCGAGCGTCAGCCCTTCATCCGCTTGCGGACCACGTCGAGGACGACCTGCGACAAGACCGACGTGGCGACGCCGATACCGATCGCCATTAGGATATTCTGTACGTTGATCCCGTAGCCTTTCGATCCGCGCGTCTCGATGTCGGACGCGAGCGCGCCGGACACCGACGCGGCGATCGAATCGAACGGCCCGTGCATCTGGCGCGGTACGGCGGTCGCCACGATCGGCTGTAGCGGCGCCGGAAGCTGCGCGCCGCCGGGTGCCGCCCCGTCCGCCGCCCCGTCCGCGGTGTACATGCGGGCGAACGTGTCGGGCTGTCCCGGCGCGGGTTGCGGGGCCGCGGCGGTGCCGCCGTCGACCTCGGGGAGCGGGCCGCCGCCGGTGCGCGCGGCGTGGCTGTGAACGTCCCAGCCCAGCGGCGCGGACTTGACGGTGGGTTCGGCGTAGGCCCATGTTTGTTTTGCCATCGGCTTGAACGGCGGCCACCCGACCGCGACGTAGATGTGGGCGTACTTCGCACGGACGTAGGGTGTGCCCTCCGTCCAGCGGGCGCGGTTGCCGGCCGCGTCGGTGCCGGCGAGCACGAACCGCCAATCGAGCCGGATCGCCTCGTACAAAGATCCCAGCAGCGCGGCCATATCGTCGCAATCGCCGTAGCCGTAGCGAAGCGTCAGGAGCGGGTCTTGAATGATCTCGTCGGGCTCGTTGAGGTATTGGATATTCTCTTGTACCCACTTCAACAATGCCGCGGCCTGCTCGCGGTAGCGGCGCTGGTCGACACCGGCGTCGCGGAGAATCCGGGCGGCGACCGACCGCAGGCGCGGATCGCGGCCGGCGCGCTCGGCGACGTCGCGCAGGAACGCCAACCGCTGCACGTCGGACGCCGACCGCCAACCCCGAAGATTGAACGCTTTGGGCTGGTCCATCGTGATCTCTTGCGCGCCCAACCCGATATGACCCGGCGTGTGCATCCCGCCTCCTCCCGTGAGGCTAACCCACGGGGCCGCACCGGCGCACCGGCGCGCCGTGCTACGGCTCGCCCGGCCGCCCGCTACGCAGGTAGCCGAGCTACCCGGAGCGCCATGCGGGTATAGTCCCCCGCGGTGTAGATGCCGGGGTTGACGCGGGTAACACTGGCGGGGAACGCGAACGCGTCGCCCTTGCCGATTGCGGACGGATAAAACACGGCCATAAACACGGCCGATTGACTCGTCAGCCGGCCTTTGTACGGGCTGAAATAGGCTTCAACGTAGGGCCACTGGTCGAGCACCGACAGCGTGCGGAGCGACGCCGTGGTGGTGCCGAGCTTGCGCGCGGTGTCCTCGACAAACTGGATCAACCCGGTCGCCGACCCGTTCGGATTCTTGGCGGCCGGGTTCCACTGTGACTCAAACTGTATGACGTTCGCGATCCACGCGGGCTGCGCGCCAAGGTACCCCGCCAAGGTGATTAGCCGGTCCACGATGGGTGCTGCGGCCGGGTACGCGGCGACGATGCGCGCGGCCTCGGGGCTGCGCTGTGGGCCGTAGGGATCGGCCACGGGACCGGGGAGCGCCGGCAGGGCCGGGCGGTGCCGCCACCGCCACCACGCCCAGCCAGCGGCGCCCAGCGCCCCCGCGCCCAGCCCCAGCCAGATGCCCCGACGCACCCACCGGAACAGGCCGAACATCAGCGGCCCGTTTGCTGGCGTAGCAGATACTTGGCTTGCTCGCGGTGTTCCAGCAGGGTCATCAGGTAGTTTTCCATCGCGCGCGGTACGCCCTCGTCCAGCGCGGCGGACGCGAGCGCGATGATCTCGTCCTCGGCGGCTTCCAGCGTCGTCCGCGTAATCAGCATGATTTCGACGGGTTCAACGCGCTGGTTACTGATCTCGGCGAGGGTGTCGATGTCCTTTTCCAAAGACTCGTACAAACGCTGAAACAGCAGGTGGTTTGCGTAGTTACTCGCGTTCCAGTGTGCGTATTGATACGCCGTACGGAGCGCGATCATTCGCGACAGCAGCGGGTTCGCGTCAGGATTTCTTCGCATCATCGCACCAACCCGAAGAGCCGGGCGACTTCGACGCCCGGCTGGGCGTACGCCCCGCGCGCCGCGCCGATAGCCGCATCGTAACCCCGGAGCCAGAGTTGCCCGTGCTTCATGCTAACACGCTTGTACGCCTTCAACGCGTCAATATAGCTGGCGTCGGGCTTGCGCTTGAGCGTGCGCTGGCCGGCTGCGAAACCTGCGATGAAATCCGCATCATACGACAGTTTACCGCCCGGCTCTTCGGACGGCCGGATCGCGGGATTCCGCCGCGCCCGGTTCACGCGCGGGCTTCCGACTGGGACGCCGACCACCGCTTGCACCCCTTCGGTGAGGGTGATCGTGCGGAAGGTCTTGGGCTTGAACCCGGCTGGATCAACCTGACGGAGCCGGAACGTCGCCGCTTTCGCGTCGACCTTGCCGTACTTGTAACCGTGCAGCTTCGCCCAACCCTTTGCGGCCTTTTCGTCAAACATCAGATTATCGAAGATCAACGTCTGTACGGTCGTCGATTGCGCCCACCGGGGACGGGCCGGGTTCTTACGCCGATCGAGCGTCAGCGTGTACGCGCTGAGCCCATCCGGGGCGTAGAGCGTGAGGGCCTTCGACGCGCCGGCGCGGAGCCACGCCTTCAACGCGTGGACGGTCAACCGATCGCCGAGGTTTGCGGCGATAAACGCCTCAACGGTGGTCTTGTACGCACGGGCGCCCGGAGCCTTGACGGTGAGCATCTGACGGCCGACAGCCGACATAATCCCGTTCTTTTTCGCGGTGCGCGCCAGCGCGGCGCGCGTCGCCTCGCGCGCGGCGGCGTGGGCGATCTCGCCGCCGGCCTTGGTCGCGCCGACGCCGTGCTCCTCCATCGTGTCGAGCAGCGCGTCCAACGCCGTATCCGACTTGGCGACCTGACGGGCGACGATCGCGTTCGGGCCGAGGATCGCCGTCGCTTTGCGCGACGCCAGCGATTCCCGTAGCGCCCGCTTACGCTCGGCGCGGGGTAGCGCGTTGAACCGGCGGATCGACGCGCCCAGCAGCGAAGTAGCCGCGCTGGCAACCAGCGGGGCCAGCGTCGTTACCGCGACCGCCACAAGCTGCGCGTAGTTCCGCCGGGTCTTCAGCATCGGTTCTCCTGACGTGGGAGCGTACCGCGTCGGCGTAGCGGCGCCCACCGGGGCGCGTGCTACGCCGGCGCTTCGGTCCCGAGCGCCACGATTTGCGCGGCGAACGCGCGCGCCGCATCCGTTGGGGTCATGCCTGTTACGTCGAGCACGACCGCTGGGCGGTCCAGCAAGCTGAAGCTGCGGTACGCTTCTGCGTAGTTACGTCCGTCCTTCGTGCGTTCGTAACGGATCCGACGCACCACGGCGGCGCGCTTGCCGGCGTATGTCTCGCGCACCGGTCCAAATCCGATCGCGTAGCCGTTGGTATCGGAACGGAATAGCGTGGCTCCAAACTCTTTTTTCGCGATCTTGCGTAGCTCGTCGTCTAGGGCTTCATCCCACCGCTTCGTCTTGCCGATCTCCACTGTTAGGTACTTGGCGTCGACGTCACCACGCGTGACGGCCCACGACAACGGTTCCAGCAGTTGCGCGCGATACGCGGACTCGACCCCGGTTTCAAGGTTGCGGACCTTCACCTTATCCGTGAACGCACGCACCACAATCGCCGGGAACACCGCTTCACCCCAACGCACCGGGCGCACCGCAACGCGGTCGCCGGGTTGCCAGCCGGATCCCGTTGCTTTCGGCTTTTCTACGCCGACCTGCCGGGCGGTCGCTTCGATAGACCGTGCGCGGCGCGCCAATGCCTCGGCGTATTCGGCCTCCTCCTTCGACAACCGCTTCGCACGTTCTAGTGACCGCTGTGCGCGGCGGGAGGTTGACGCCCGTTCGATCAGGTCCGCCGCGATGGCGCTGGCGTCACCCGTCGCGCCTTCGGCCTCGGCGCGGGCGCGTGCAATCGCGGCGATCTGCGCGTCGTCGCGCGGCGCTGTCTCGGCCCCTTCGGGCACGTCGAGCGTGACCAACGCGGTCGACACGGTCGCGCGTCCGAACGTCGTAGCGGGGAGCATTTCAATCGTTGCACCTTGGCTTTCCAGCCATTCACGGAACGCTTGCGCCTTGCGGTCGCTCCGCTGCACCGCGCCGGCGGACACGATCGCGACGAGCCGCCCACCGGGCTTGAGGAGCCGGGCGGCGTGGCGAACGTGATCGATGTCCTGCCCCCGCTCAAAAGGCGGGTTCATCACAACAACGTCATAGATCCCACCGGGCGCAAAATCGAGGATGTTCGTTGCGACAACCGGGTAGCCAAGCGACCGCAGGTAGGCGCCCAGCCGCGGGTTTACCTCGACCGCGTCGACCTCGCCCCCGGCGGCGCTCGCCGCGTCCGCCAGCGTTCCCGATCCGGCGCTCGGTTCTAGGACGTTGTCGCCGGGTTCGATGTCGGCGGCGTCGATAACCCGCGTCACAAGCTCTTGCGGTGTCGGGTAGTACCCTTCGATTTCCAGTTTCGTCAGGGCTTCCTTCGCACCGATCCCGGCGCGCTGCGCGTAGGCGGCGGCGCGTTGGGCGGCGCGCTGCCCGCGATCGGCGATCATGGCGGCGCGCCCGCGGAGGTAGGCGCGGCGGCGTTCATGCGCGGCGGCGACCTCTTCGGGGCTGACCGCCTCGGCGATGTCGAACGCGACACGGAACCCGGCTTGATTCAGCGCCGCTTTCAGCGTTCCAAGGTTGACCGGGGTCTTGGCAACGCCGACCGTGTTTGTGCGGCGCATGACGCTGGCCGTAGGCGCCCACACGAAACCAAACTTTCGGATAACTTGGGTAATCTCTGCGTTTTTCGGGTAAAGCGCCACCGTACCATCTTGGCTCGTGTGCCGGATCGTGACGTCGGGGTTTGCGTCGCTCGCGGGCGTCCCCTCTGGATCCTCGTCGGGGCGTAGCTCGGGGTGAAACTCAAACGGGACGATCAACGCGGCGTTACCGGCTTTCGTCATCAGGTTGACGTAGTCTTTGTACCGTTCCTTTGCCTGTTTACTAGACCACAACGGCCGGATGCGGAGGATTTTTGGCCCGCGGGCCTGAACCCAATTGTCTGCAAACACGGATCCGCGATCACCGCCGCCACTATTCGCAACCGCTATCACGTTTGCGCCTTGGCGCCTGACCACGATGTATCGCTTACCTGTGGAGTCTCGTATCGTCTCGTTGATCTGCGGGATGCGCTCACCCAAGATATCCGCAAGGATTTCAGTGATACGCCCATACTGCGCCACCCACCAGTCTCGCCGTTCGGGATACTGCGCGATGAACGATTCACGGAGCCTATAACCCTCATCCGAAGCCGTCGGCTTGTACATGACCCCTCACCGCCCACCCCTAACGTGCGCCGGCGTTCCGGCGCACGTTAGGGGTGTGCTACGCCGGGCGGCCGACGTCGACCTGCAACACGGCCGCGATCTGCGACCACGCCTCGCCGGCCTGCTTGTCGCTGTCGGGGTCGCGGATATAGACCGATTCGGCGACGGTGACATACTTCGGCGTACCTTGCTCGATCGCAAAGAACTGCGCGTCGATCGCCATATCGGCATCAGCGACCGCTTCGGCGCGCGCCTCCTCGGGGATCTCTGCCAACTGGCTACGCACCTGCGCGTACAGCCGAGCCTTGCGGTTGGCGACCTCCACCCAGCGGGCGTTGACGCCGCGGCGTTCAACCGTGATCTTCAACCAGCCGATCGGGAGCGCGTCGAGGTCGTCGTCTTCGGGCGCGTCGAGGATCAAGTCTTTTTCGCGGGCCGTTCGGCCGGTCAACGTACAAACATATTCAGCTTCGTCCATGCTACACCTCGTCTGGGGGGTTGAATGCGAGCGTCGCGTCAGACGGCCCGCCCCACGCGGGGCGCTCCGGGTCTGACGGGAGGTTCAGCAACAGCGACCGCTCAAGTAGGCGATCCATCGGGATACGCAGCGCGGATCCGACATTGACCATGTTGAGCGCCGCCTTTTTCGACAGCGCGACCGCGCCGTCTGGGGGCGACAACCGCTCGCGGAGCAACGTGTCGAGCACCGCACCGGCGAGCCCGCCCCGCTCGCGGACGTAGGCGGCGACCGCGGGGCCGTACCCTGCGATGGCGCCCATCAGCGCATCCGCGCGATCGGGCTGCGGTGCGCCTTCGACGTCAAAGTTTTGCACCCACGTCCGCACCAGCGCCCCGAACGCACCCGCGCCCTCCGCAACCTGCGCGGCGCGCACCTGCGCCCGCGCCTCCACCGCATCCAGCCCGGTCGGCGGCGCCTGCGGCGCCACCGCCCGTACTGGCTGCACGGGGACGGGTTGCGCGACGACCGGCGGCGCGACGACCGGTGGTGCAGCCTGCGGGGCCACCTGCACCGGCATCGCCGGGGCATCGGGCGCCGGGGCGGCGGGTAGGCGCCGGGTGACCGCGCGCCGGGCGTCGTCGCGGGTCGCGGCGAACCCGCTACCGCCGTGCGGGTCGGACCACGACCACGTCCCGTCTAAACACTCCTCTATCCGCGCGATCGGGCGTTCGCGGAACGCGATCAAGACTTCGGCCTCGGCGGCGCTATGGTTCGACGGCGCCCACCGCGGCGCGGGGAGGCCAGACGGTACGGCCGCGGGCGCCTCGGTGAGCCGGCGGGCGACGGTGGCCGCCGCGTCGAGCGTCGGGGCGGTGATCGACACCTGTACGCCGTCCATATCTACGTTGATCGTCGTTTTCACGGGTTAGCCTCGCGGGACGTCGTTGGGGATAAGCGCCATCGCGGGATGGTTCAAGAAGCGTTCGATAAACGCCTTGTCACCGCCGCCTTCGGCCAACGCAGCCCGGATCGTCACGTCCTTACAATAATGGTAGATCGCCACTTCCCCGGCGATTGCCAACGCTACCGCCTCCTGCCATTCGGTGTCTGGGAGCGCGCGGAGGCGCTTGATCAGGTCGCGGATCGCGAACCGCGCGTCGCGCTGCGTCGCGAGCGGTAGGCTGGACTGTGGCGGCTGGGGTTCGGCGGGGGCCTGCGGTTGGGCCGCGGCGGGGGCTGCTTCGGCCGGGAAGGCCGCCGCACCGTAGTCGCCCGGTGGTTGTGCCCCCACGGGCATCGGCGCGCCCTGCGGTGCCATTCCGGGGTACCCTTGAGGCATGTAGGCGGGAAGCATGGGCGCACCGGGCATCGGTCCCGGCGGACGGCCCGGCGCGCCCGCGTTCGCGCGGGCCTTCATCACCTCGCCGACCGTGCTGATCCCGGTCGCGACGACCTTACCCAAGGTTTCCAGCAGTTCGGACGTGCCGCTACCGCTGTCGTCCTCTTTGTCGCCTCCGAGCACCTTTTCCATGAGGTCGGTCGGCTTCATGCCAAACATATTCAGCATTTTCGCGCCGCGTTCAAGCAAACCCTCGACGGATTCGGTCTTATCGCGGTTGTTGTTGATCGCCATCATGCGTTCGGCGTGCTCGCGCTCGCGCTGGGCTGCAAGCTCCATTTCTCGCATCTTTTGGTCGTGCTGGCGGGTGCGCTCCGACTCGCGCTCGCGCTCGCGGCGCTCCGCTTCGATCCGCTCGCGTTCGATCTTGAGCGCGGCTTCGGAGCGTTCGCGCTCCCATTTTTGTTCCCATTCCATCCGTTCGCGCATCCGGCGGTCCTCAAGCTCGACCCGCTCACGCTCGCGGCGCGCCTCTTCGTCCCTCATTCGGCGCTCGTACGCGTCGCGTTCACGTTCGGCCGCTTGTTGCTGCATCATCGCCATTTGGCTGAAGATCGAGGTCATCGCGGTCTGGCTCTGCTCGTTGCGGAGCCGTTCAAGTTCCGCCATACGATCGGCGCGGGTACGCTCCTGCTCGGCGGATCGTTCGGCGCGCTCGGCCTCCATGCGGAGCAGCCGATCGGCGCGTTCGGATTCGGCTTTCATCAGTCGTTCGGTGACGGCTTCCGTCGCCATCGCCGACCGGCCGGCAAGCTCGGCCTCACGCTGCGCCAACAGTTCGCGCTCGGACATCAGCCGCTCGCGCTGGGCCTTCGCCTCCTCCTCGACCAGCGACGCGCGCTTTTCCAGCGTGTCCATCAGCCGGAGCATCAGCGGATCGGGCGATCCGCCCCCGTACCCAAACCCATACGCGGGCTGCGCGGGCGCGTTCGCGCTCTTGGCGGCGCGCATCCGCTTCAAGATGGTGTGTGTCGGCGAGATCGGCGGGATCGACATCTCCTCGCGGACCTCGCGCCCTTGGTTGTCGAGCGGGCGCACGACGAACCGCGCCGGCGCTTCCCCGGCGACCGGCATATCGTCGATGAACTCCTGTATAAAATCCTCCTCGTTCGCCTGCGCGTCGATGGTGCCGACGAGAACGTGATTCCCGTTGATCACCTTCCAAACCCGAAGCTGGGTTACGGCTGGAAACAGGTGCGCGTTCGCCCAAATCTTCGGCGCGACCGGACGCCCTACCACCTGCGGCGCCCCGAATCCGCCGTCCATCCCCATCGGGGAGGGTACCCCGAATCCCGCGCCGATCGGGGCCGGTTCGTGCTCCGACAGGTCTACCCGGTTGGTGGCGTTGTAATGGTCGGCCATGCCCGCCGCGTCGGCTTCCGCCTCGTCGTCGTCCATCGACGGGTACAGCGGTTCATCGGGCGGCATTTCGGGTTGTGGTGTCGTCGTCGCGCGTCGTCGTGCCATGTGCTACACCCCTCGCGGCGAAGTGTAGCACGGGTCGCGGCGTGGCGCCGCGCCCCACACTCGCAAATGCGTTAGCATAACAACGTGTCTGGGGGTGTAGCGTGAAATCACGGTGGCAAGTCAAGGACGTACCTGCGCCTGCAATAATAAATAACAGACCCGAGAAAACGCCGGAACCACCGGCATCGCCGGAACCGCTCGCGGTTAGTCCGCCGCCATCGGAGCCTTTCGAGGCGCCCGAACACAAGGGCAAACGGCCGGGACGGAAGCGGGTTCGCGGGCCGCGGTTCGTGGTCCGGTCGGTGTCGTTCCCCGCAGAGCTTGAAGCACGGCTGCGCCGATTCATGCACGCGGAG